TAAGTTTCACGACGGGCAATGCGGTCTTCTTTCTCTTCTTGCTGCAGCTGGGCCATGAGGGCTGCTCGCTGTTCTTTACTCAGGGACTTGATGTCCACACTTTGGTTGTTCTTTTCCATGTTCAAATCATTTTTAATGGGTTCATTACTTGTTTTTATTCTTCCTCACCATCCTGCATTTCCGGTTCATCGTCTATCAGCATGGCTTCACCGTTGGCATACGCCCAGTCGGCCAGCTCGTTGAAAAACTCTGCTGCATCTTGGTTCTCCAGATCGGATGTCGTAAGAGTCACGTCTTTTCTTATGCGCTCAAGCGCTTCATGTGCTTTTTTATCCATATTGTTCTATTTATCGGTTAAACCTCCTTTTCGTTGGATAGCCCGCAGTTTGATGGCCAGGTGTTCCAACTCCGCTGTACTAATCTGAACAAAGGGCTTGCCGGCTATCCGGGGATTGTTGCAAAATTCGTTGACTCGGTTCCAATCGGTGGTGTCAATCCCCAACTGTTGCATCAACTTCAGACATACGCTGCGTTTCCGCCGCAGTTCCTCGCGAAGTTTCTGTCTCCATTTATCCTGCCCGGTTAGTTTCTCCAAGGCACAGCAGCAGGCTTCATATTCCTTGGATGTCATTTCACGGAGGTTTTCCGTACGGTCCCACGTGTACTGCAGAACGATTTGCTTCTTTAGCCCTTCCCGGTCTCCTGTACAGGGCAGCTTATTGAACGAAGCATAAAACCGGGCGAAATTTGTCACTTCCTGTACCATCTTTATTGTATTAGTTTATTAATAATTGGAATCCTTTTTCTGTAATATACATATCCTCACGTTCTATCCACGGTTCTCTCAAATCATCATCTTCTTCTTTAGAATCTGAGAAATTCAAACGAAAGCTGTCTTCAAGATTGCGATCTATTTGCTCCTCTATGTCAGCAATACTTACATCTTCAGGAACTGTTCCTCTAAACTTTACAAGTACCGTAATTTCTTTTGCCATAATTCAAAAACTTATAGGTTATTCAAACAATACTTTAATGCCACACGAACTGGCTACGTCAAGTTCCAGCTTGGCTCCCTTGCTCAGTTCCCAGTCCTTCAGCATGTAGATATAGTCACAAGCCAGCAGCAGGGCAATATCGGCCCGCATGTGGGCTTTCCAGTGGGCTTCTTCTGGCAGGCCGTTATTGAATGGGTTTACCGGATCATAGCCCTCAGTTCTCAACAATTCTTCGGCACGTCCGAAGGCTTCCTTGCGCTCTGCCATATCATAGTGGGCAATGGCTCCACTGATATACACTCGCTTGTTTTCGATTTCCTCACCGCGTTGATAAGCCTTGTGGCGTTTCCATCGCTCCGGAATGACTACGCTGTAATTACACGAACGGCAGCAGATGCCTTCCTCTTTCACGGGAAACGGGTTGTATCCGTAACCCTCCAACTCTTTGCCGCAGAGGCAGCAGGTTTTCTTTTGCTCTTCCATCATTTTAAATCTTTAATATGTATTTTACATCCGGGATGCCACATTCGAATACGGTTGGCAAACATGGTATCCGTCGTTTCTATCACTAAATGCCCTTTCGTCTTGGCTCTGCGCAGACAAATGTCTGTTTCTATGTTACATTCCAGCCAGTCTTCCATCACGCCCAAGGCTTCACGACCAGGCAGCAATATCTGGTACAACTTATTCTCCCATTCCATCATTCAAGTATTCCTCCATTTTATCATCTTTCAAGGTTTTGGCAGCACCTTCTTCCCAAATCACATAGGGTTCACCGGGCTTTTCCATAAAACGGCTCTTACACCAGGCCTTGAAGCAGCTCACCATGATTTTCACATCGGCATCATATTCCACCTTGCGGGCGCTTCTGCCTGCCGGATGAGATCCTTCTGCATGGCTGATGAAGATAAACAGTTTCTTGGGGTGGCGCTCCTTAAACTCCTTGTAGGTCTTGTAGTTCAAACCGCTATACTGGAAACTGTCGATAATTACGATGCTGGGACTGCCACGGCGCTGCAGGCGTTCCTCCAGCTGGTCCATCGACTCGCGGTCAAGAATAACCAAACGCTTGCGCACTTCGTCCATCTTATGTCGTTTCAGACTCATCTGGAACGAAAGGCCGGTGCTTTCCTCAAGGCTGTCATAGATCACGCGTCCAAAGCCGCACAGGTACTTGGCCAGCTGCATCACAAAGCTGCTCTTTCCGTTCCCGCTGGCACCCCAGATAATCCACACGCCGCTTTTGGCAGGGTTACCTATCGAGGCTTGCCAATCCCCGGTAAATTCATACCGGGGTATTTTCATATTCAGCACCTCACCGGGGCTGTAGGCTCTTTTCAGTTTCATGCTTGCATCCTCCTTAATTTTTCGATTTCGGTATATACGCGCCGCAAGCCGCCTCCGGTGCTGTGAACGATCTTGGCAATGTCGGCACCGTCCGGGGCATTGATTTTGGCTACAATGGCAGCCTGTGCCTTCAGAAACTTTTCGCGTTCCTGCGCATCATCCGGGGTCACCTTGCTGTAGGAGTCACCGTAGCGGCTCAACATTTCGGTATAGCCAACCTTCTTGCCTTCGATGGCGCGGTTAATCTTTTCCTTCAGCCCGTCGGCACCCATCATATACCACGCACAGCAGCGCTCGGTGGCGTTCCACAGGGCCTTCAGTTCAAGGAAGGCTTCATACTGCAGGTCGCCGGCTTCGTCCAGAATAACCAGAGGCGTATCAATCGTGCGGAGGTAGGCTACCAAGTCTTCATACACGTCGCTGTAGCGTCCGTTGCTGGTCACGCCGAATTCCTTGGCAATGTAGCGTATCAGCTTCAACTTGGTCTTTACCTGGCTGCAGTCCACATATACGGCGTGCTTGTGCTGTTTCACGTATGCCTTCGCGGTAAAGGTCTTGCCGATATTGGGCATATCGCACAGGATGGCGCTCAGTCCGCTGCCCTGGCACACTTCCAGCTGCTTGCTCACAAACACATAGGTCGGGGTCTGTGCTGCCAGCCAAGGCATTTCTGTACGCAGTTGCACGCCCAGTCTTCGGGCTATGCCTACCCAGTTGGCATCACTGACCTGCTTTTCATAATTGCCCCGCTTAATGGTATTGTACACACTGGGGGCTATGCCCAGT